GGTCTACGAGTCAGCGCACAATTACCTAATACAACACTCGGCAGGGACACAGCGGAACTCCTACGGCGTGGCGATGTGGATTCTATGAGCTTTGGCTTCAGCGTGCCTCGTAACGGCGACAGCTGGAGCGAAGACGGAACCCAGCGGACTTTGAACCAAGTCAGATTGCATGAAGTGTCTATAGTGGCTTTCCCGGCTTACAGCGCTACTGCCGGAACTGCTACAGTTCGTGGCTTAGATAAGATTGCCGAGCGTGCGAATGTTGATGCAGACCAGCTGGCAGATGCGTTGCTAAAAATCGAGTCCGGCGACAGCATTACACTTGAGGAGAAGTCTCTAATCTCAAAAGTGCTAGATACACTAGCCCCAGAGATTGAGTCAGAAGACGAGTTTGATGGTCAGGCGTGGCTTAACCTCAAGAAGAAAAAACTACAAACACTGATAGCGAAGGCATAATGAAAAACAGAGAGAATTATCGCAAGGCGATTCTAGACGCACTGGGCAACCCCAGCAGCGGCGTGTTCGTAGATTATATGGACACGATTCTAGATGCAGTTGTCGGTCTCGAAGCAAAAGCCGAATTGAAGCCAAATGCCAGAGACGGCGATGGTGACGGCTTGGTGCAGGATGGCACAGCTTACGAGAGACCGGCTAAAGAAACTCGCGTTATTGGAGTGCCGAACAAAAGGTAGCACAAGCGAGTTCGCCCGGCTAGGTTTTATTTCCTTTCTCCTAGCCGGGCTTTTCTATGCCCAAATGTAACAATCTGATAACACTGCCCCATAGGGGTTTTAGACCTGATTATATTAGAACTATCAACCAACGAAAGGGAATCAAATGACAAACCAAATTACGGAAAACCAAAACCAAATCCACATCGCCCGGGAAGCGCTACGAGTTGTAAACAACGAATTGAAAAGGTTACGGACAGAACTTCCTGAAATAATCGAATGGGACAAGTTCGAATTTCAACAGAACGAAATCCGTCAAAACGAAAACGCACAACATGGAATCATCGCCCGCATCCAAAGACTTGAAAACGAAGGTTCAAACTAATGAGCCGGGCAACAGTTCAAACTGCGGAATTTGAGTCCAAAATGATAGACCGAGTTATCGCGAAGGGTATGAACCCAAGGGATGCCCAAAATCTTTTGGAGGAATTGCTGCTCAGCCACGAAGGCGGGAACCTGATTCACGCCCTTCGCCACTGGAATTTTATAACCGCCGGGCAAGCAGAAATGATGATGAGCAATTGGTGGAAGGGAGACCCATGCGCCGCTGGATAGTTGAATATCGCTCGGGCGCTCACAGCTGGGAAGGCGCTAGCGAATTTATAGAATTTTGGGCGCTGACCCGAACTGGGGCTAGGGGGTTAGCAAAATCCGCACTCAAAAAGTTCAACGAGGATGACCGCGTCACTGTTTGGAAAATTACAGAAATGAAAGGCTGAAAATGTATAGGAATTTTGACGAAATAAAGGAAGACATATTTAGGCGACTTTCAGAATTTGAATCTGAGCCAGATGGAATGTTGGCAGAGGAAGCCGACAGCTTGGCTCCGGTTTACACTAACCAGATTATTTCTGACTGGCAACAAATGCCAAGTGAGTTTGACGACAGCTGGCGCGAGTATGGCTGGGATGAATTTTTAGAACAAGGCGGGATTATAGGTCTGATGCGAATTGACCTAGTCCACTACTACACAAGTTTGGCAACTCGCGCCTATGAAGAACTGACCGCACAGAGTCCTGATGAATAGCCCGGCGCGTATTCGTTACTGTGTTCACTTGGCTTGTGGCAAGCCTATTCTTTGTAGGCGATTATGTCAGACACACTATCGCCAGCTTAGAAGGGGAATCCCTCTGCCCGGTATCCCAAAACAATACCGGGAGAAAAATCTGTCTCGCTCGGAACTAGACAACTTCGACTATGAGGACTACTGGCGGTGGGTGAAAACCGAGCTGAAAATCCAAATGTAACAGTCTGGTGACACTGCCCCATAGGCATCTCCCGGGCAGTTATATTAGAACTATCAACCAACGAAAGGAAACCAAATGACAAAGACAATTTACGAAATCAAAACCGAACAACTGAAAGCCCAAGCTGTCCGGATACAGGAACAGCTGGATGCGCTCCGCGAAGTTTTTCACTCCGAAGGTCACATGATGTCTATTGACGAAGGGCTGCGAATCGGCAACCGAATCGGACAGCTGGAAATAGCACTGGATTACCCACTCGACAGGTAAGGTAAAAACGAGACCCCGGGTTCTTGGTTGCCCGGGGTTTCGCTCGTAGCTCCCTACTGTAAACTGTTAGCAGATTGAGCGTCACCGCCGTCTGTACTTAGGTTGAGCGTCACCGCCGCCGAAAACTAACTATTACAAGGAGACTAAAATGTCTGAGTTTATCAAAACCCAGCAAGAAGTCCGCGCAAACCTGACAGAGCAAATTCGCGATGTCATTGACTCGGCAGAAGCTGAGTCGCGTGGTCTTGATGCTATGGAGCTAGAAAAGATTGAAAGAATAGAAGTAGATATCCGTAGAGCTGACGAGGCTCTAGCTGTCGCTTCCAGAAACGAAGAGCGCAAGTCAGAGTTAGCAACAGCTTCTCAGGGATTTGTTCCAGCGATGGAAGACCGCTCCTCAACTCAAATTCTTAGGGACTTGGCTGCAACGCGCGGAGTTCACGAATTTGAAAAGCGTGCAACTTTGGTATCAAGCGCGAACACAGTGCCAAAGTCTTTCTATGATGAAGTGTTTGATGTTGCGAGGCTAGTAGGTCCTATGCTAGATGTGTCTGAAATGATAAACACAACTTCAGGCGAAGACCTAACCATCCCGACTCTAACCGCATACAGCACTGCAGCAATTACCGCAGCCGCCGGGACAGTCGCTAACAGCGAGCCTACCTATAGCTCAATTACCCTTGGAGCATATAAGTATGGCTTCTTGATTCAGGCGGCGAACGAGCTAGTGACAGATGCCGGGTTCAACTTGTCAGGTCACTTGGCACAGCAAGCAGGTAACGCTATCGGCTATGCAGTGAATTCTGCGCTGACTAACGGCACTGGAACTGTTCAGCCAAATGGTGTAGTAACTCAAGCTGGTTCTGGTGTCACAGGTGGCACTGGGGTTGCTGGTGGATTTACCGCCGACAACCTAATAGACCTTGCCTACACCAACCTAGACGGAGCCGTAAGGCGTCTGCCGGGAGTCGGCTACATGGCTGCTGGGGCAACTGTTGGTGCTATGAGGAAACTCAAAGACACCGCCGGGAATTACCTCTATCAAGTAGGCGTAGGACAGCCGGATGCATTTGCTGGGTTTGCAGTTATTGAGAACCCTCATGTCCCAGCTGTTGCAACTGGCGCTAAGTCAGTTCTGTTTGGTCACCTACCTTCTTACAAGGTTCGCATGGCTGGCGGTCTGCAGGTAGCGTCTTCTCAGGACTTCGCTTTCAACACCGATTTGACTACCTGGAGATTCCTCATCAGACTTGATGGAGCTCTTACTCACAGCGGTCACATTAACTACTTCAAGGGCGCTGCTAGCTAACCTGAAGTAAAACAAGAGAACCCGGTTATCTCGGTTGATGGGTAGCCGGGTTTTCTTATTTCTGTATGACTGCCAGACTTTTCCAGACTTTTCTACTAGGCTGTCTGTATGACTATCAACCAAAAAATAGAAGGTCTTATATCTTTCGCTTCAAACAGCCCGGGAACTCCTACAGGTTACGGACAGCAAGCTTCTTACCTTGTAAATAACATGGTCAAAAGCGGGCTGACAGTAGCCGCGATGTCTAACTACGGACACGAAGGCGGGATAGAGAAGCTCCGGATAGACGGCGGGAATAAAATCCCGCATTACCCTAGAAGCTTTACAGGGTACTCAGTGGACAGCTTGCCCTTGAATCATCAGCACTTCAAAAAGCAAAACCCAAACCTAAAAGACGCAATTTTTATCCTGTATGATAGCTGGGTTTATAATCAGGGCAAGTTTGATGATACAGAAATTATATCATGGGCTCCGGTGGACCATATAACTATGCCGCCGCTTGTTCACAAGTTTTTAGCCCAGCCCAATGTGACAGCTATAAGCATGTCCCCTGATGGTAAAAGACAGATGGACAGTTCGCAAATTGAAAGCACCTATATCCCGCACTCGATTGACACAAGAATTTTTCTACCAAGAACTAAAATTCGTAGCAAGGAAACCCGGGCTGACTTTTTGATGCTAGAGCCTGATGATTTTTTAGTCGGGATGGTCGCAGCCAATAAATCTAATGGGGTAGTCCACAGAAAGGCTTTTGCTGAGAACATCCTCGCTTTTTCTATCTTTCAGAAAAAGCACACCAATGCGAAGCTCTACATTCATTCAGAAGCAAGTAAGCTGATGGGCGGGTTCAACTTGATAAACTTGCTAAAAAGTTGCGGCGTGCCATCTGAAGCTGTTATTTTCCCTGACCCATTAGAGTTGCGCTACGGAATGCTAAAACAAGACCTAGCATCGCTTTATAGCGCTTTTGATGTCCTGCTCGCACCAAGTTACGGAGAGGGCTTCGGAGTCCCCACAGTCGAAGCTCAAGCTTGTGGGACTAGGGTGATAGTAAGTAACTGGGCAGCCAGTCAAGATTTAGCCGGAGAAGATAGCTGGAAGGTCGAAGGGATGCCCTTTTGGGATGAGGCTCAGACGGCTTGGTATAAGGTTCCGATAGTCGAAAGCATTGTAGAGGCTTTAGAGAAAGCCTACGAGTCAGACCGAGGCGTAAGCCAAAGCTCTATCGAGTTCGCTAGTCAATTTGAAGATAAAAAAGTCTATGCAGAAAAGTGGGAGCCGTTTCTAAGGAACTATTTTGCTGGCTAACCTAACTGTTCCTGTTCTAAACAGATACGACTTGCTGCAGCGGATGGTCAGCTCGATAAATTACCCGGTAAAACACCTAGTGATTATAGACAATGGCGCGGGTCTTGAATCGTTACACATACCGGACAAGATAAAAACTGTCAGCATTTTACCCATGCCTTCTAATTTGGGAGTTGCGAGCAGCTGGAACCTAGGGATTAAGATGTTCAATCGCTGCCCGGTTTTCTTTTTCGCCAGCGCTGATATGTGGTTTGCGCCCGGGGACTTGGAAAAGTTAGCTCACTCTAGCCCAGATGAAATTACACTGCACCAGACTGCACCACACTGGCAGACTTTTGCTATCGGTCAAGCTGCGGTTGAAAAAATAGGGCTGTTTGATGAAGCGCTGCACCCAATTTATTTTGAAGATAATGACTACATGAGACGGGCAGAAGCGGAACGGGTAAAAATTAGACTGCTTCACTTGACTGGCGGACACGACAACAGTTCAACAATAGCGTCAGACGATTATTACAAACAGCGGAACAGTCGCAGCTATTTATCTAATCTGCGCTACTATGAGCAGAAGGTTGAAGCGGGCGATTTTACTTCCGGGACTTGGCAGATAGAGAGAACGAGGGAAAACAGTTGGGAAAAGTAGTTATTACAGGAGTGGCGGGCTTACTTGGCTCGCATTTAGCAGATAAGTTTTTAGCCGAAGGCTGGGAAGTCGTAGGCGTAGATAACCTAATCGGTGGTGAGCTTGCTAATGTTCCTGCCGGGGTGGGTCTTTATCAAGAGGACTTGACTGATAGGTCAGTTATAGATAGCACTTATTGGAATGACACAGACCTAGTTATTCACGCCGCAGCGCTGGCGCACGAAGGTCTCAGCGTTTTTAGCCCGGCACTAATTGTAGAAAACAATATTCAGGCTACAGTGAACGCCCTAACTGCAGCTGTAAAGTATAGCGCTAAGCGCTTTATCTACTTATCCTCTATGGCTCGCTACGGAGACTTAGGGGTAGTGTTCGAGGAAGACATGGAGCCAAACCCAGTAGACCCTTACGGCATTTCTAAGCTGTCCAGTGAAAAGCTAATAAAAAACATCTGTGACACCCATGACCTTGAATACACAATTATTGCACCGCATAATATAATCGGCTCGAGGCAAAAGTATGATGACCCCTTTAGGAATGTGGCTTCGATTTTCGCTAACCGGATGCTGCTGGGCAAACAGCCAATCATCTATGGCGATGGTCAGCAGGAGCGGTCTTTTAGTTTTGTTCAAGATGTCGTAGAACCTTTGTTCAGGGCTTGCCAGTTGCCGGAGACTAATGGTGAACTGATAAATGTGGGACCTGATAATGGCTCGACTACGATTTTGGAACTAGCTAGCCTGATAGCCAAAAGGCTCGACTTCAAATTAGACCCGATTTTTATGCCGGATAGACCTCAAGAAGTAAAGATTGCTTTGTGCAGTAGCGCTAAGGCGAGGCGGCTGCTCGGCTACGAAGCTAAAACTAGCTTGGATGAAGGGCTAGATGAAGTTGTTGGCTGGATAAAGCAAAACGGCGCTAAAGAATTTGAGTATTACCTGCCCATCGAGATAGTCAATGAGATGACTCCTCGGTCTTGGACTGATAGGCTGATATAACCGACTAGCAACTAGGCGGTAAACTAATACTATGGCTATAACAAATGGGTACTGCACACTAGCGCAAGTCAAGGCTAGTCTTAGGATTACAGATTCAGTGGATGATGACCTATTGGAGCTGGCTATAAACGCAGCATCAAGAGAGATAGACCAAGCTTGCGAGCGAACTTTCTACAACATGGGCACTGCTGTCAGGTATTTTAGCCCGCTGGATTCCTTCTATACAGAAGTAGATGACCTGATAACACTGACGACACTGCAGACCGATGTTGATGGCACAAATAATTACGACACGACCTGGGCAGCCAGCGACTATCAGCTGGAGCCGCTGAATGGTTTTGCTGGCGGGATACCGCAGCCCGCCACTGGTATCCGGGCTACAGATTCTTACCTGTTCCCAAGCTTGCGCGGCGAGGCGCTAATAAAAGTTACTGGGGTTTGGGGCTGGTCAGCTACCCCGACTTCGATTGAGCAAGCGAGCATTATTCTTGCCAGCCGCATCTTCAAGCGTAATGATTCACCACTTGGAGTAGCCGGGTTTGGAGATTTGGGAGTTATCCGAGTCGGAAAGCTAGACCCGGATGTTGAAGCGCTAATTTATGCCTTCAGGAAGCCGAGAATGGCATGACCATTGACGGACTACGCAGCGGACTCGCCACAAACTTAGCTACAATTTCAGGGCTAAGGGTTGCGGCGGAGATTCCGGATAATCCAAGCCCGCCAATTGGCATAGTCTCGCTACGCACTGTGGAGTATGACCGAGCTTTTCAGCGTGGTCTTGCAGTGTATACTTTTGTTATTACAGTAGTTGTAGGGCGCTCAGCAGAGAGAGAAGCTCAGCGGAGATTAAATGACTACTGTGACAACTCGGGAGCTTCAAGTGTAAAGCTCGCCATAGAGAGCGACAAGACTCTAGGCGGCTCCGCTTTTGACTGCCGGGTTACTTCAATGGACAACATTGGAAATTTACAACTCAACGATGCCACCTATTTGGCGGCTGAATTTACAGTAAGTGCTTACGCAAACTAACAAGGAGAAAAATGAGCAAGTTCGTAGCAACAGACTACGCTATTACAATTGGCGCAGTTGATTTTAGCGACTCTATAGCCGCAGTTACCTTAGATGTGTCCGCTGACGAGCAGGAAACAACTGCTTTTGGTAACACATACCGCACAAGGATAGCAGGTCTTAAAGACGCTTCCCTGACGCTAGACTTCCACCAAGATTTTGGCGCTGCTTCGGTTGATGCTACGCTGTTCCCGCTTTTGGGGTCAGCAGTTGCATTTGAAATTACACCGACTTCCGAGGCTACCTCAGCCACAAACCCGGCTTATTCTGGCACAGCAATTGTGACATCATATAGCCCTTTTGCTAACAGCGTTGGAGATTTGGCAACACTGTCTGTAACATGGCCTGTGTCGGGTGCAATCACTCGCGCAACCGCTTAGGAGCAAAGCATGAACATCAACCTAGAAGTTAAATACCAAGACGAAACCAAAAAGCAGCTGCTGGCTATCGCTTCAGACTTGGTTGCTTTTGAAACAAAGTTTGACATGAGCATGGCTCAGCTGGAAAAGAATATCCGATGGACACACATCTGCTTTTTGGCTTGGCACGTAGAAAAGAGAACCAAGGCAACCGGGCTAGATTTTGAAGCGTGGCTCGAGACAGTTCAAGAAGTTGCATTTGGCGACACAAAAAAATAGAGGGGCTAGGGGATGCATCTGCTCACTGGTATGTTGCTTGGATTGCTTGCGAAACAGGCATCAGCCCGACAGAACTTCTAGCCCTTGATAGCAGAATGCTGTGGACTATGGGTAGGTATCTGATTCATAGAGGGCAACAGCAACAGAACGCTCAGCGTAAGCGTAAATGAGAACAGCCTTTTCTTTCGAGAGAAGGCTGTTCCTCTTTGGCTGTAAACTAGTAACAGATTGGAGCTGCCGAGTGATAACTACAAAAGTAGGCGTAAATAAGCGCAGCGTAGATATGCTCGTTGCTGGGCTGAAAGAGCTTGGCAAAGATGCGCAAGCAGACTTAGGCAAGAATATGCGCCGAAGCGTTTTGCCTTTGGGCAAGATAGTAGCCAGTCAAGTTCCTACCGGCTCCCCTTTTAAGGGGATGCAGAGAAATTACTATGGGGAAGTTCAGTGGCAACAGCCGACAGCTAAGCTCTCTGTTACTCCAAATAGAAAGCGGGGCGAGTGGACTCCCCTTGTTAGCTTACTTTTGACAGGTAAGCCTAAGCTGGGTTTTGACTATGCCGAAAACGCCGGGCCTCGTAGACGAGCACCTAAGTCTCAATCTAAGACCTATCAAAGACGAACAGACAGTGTTACGCGCTCGCACTCGGTTACAACTCAAGGAAATTTCCTAATCAAAAAGGCGAGGCAAGTCTCTAAGAACAACTTTAAGGCTGGGCATTTCGCCTACGGCAATTTTCTAAAGCTTCGCCCGGCGATGATTGCAATTGCAGTTTTATCACTAGAGCAAACTGCTCGCAAGTGGAACGTGAAGGTTAACTAATGCCCGCTTATCTCCCGATAGTAAGCAAGTACGATGACAAGGCAGTAAAAAACGCTCAGAAATCGCTGAAGAAATTTGCTCAAACTGTAGCGAAAATAGCGGCTGCGGCTGCAGCTGCTGTTGCGGGCATAGCCGTTTTGTCTGTCAAGGAGTTTGCTAAATTCGATGCGGCTCTACAGCAATCTGTCGCAATCATGGGGGATGTTTCCGATGCCATGCGCGATGATATGGCAGACGCCGCTCGCGAGGTAGCAAAAACTACTACTTTTTCCGCCGAGCAAGCCGCTGAATCTTATTTCTTCTTAGCTTCCGCTGGTCTTGATGCTGCTGCTTCAATTGAAGCGATGCCGGAAGTCGCTAGGTTTGCTCAAGCCGGTATGTTCGACATGGCTCAAGCTACCGACCTGCTGACAGACGCTCAATCCGCTTTGGGTCTAACGATTCGCGATGACGCTGTAGCCAATATGTTGAACATGAGCCGCATCAGCGATGTTTTAGTAAAGGCAAACACCTTAGCTAACGCTTCTGTTGAGCAATTCTCTACCGCCCTAACTACAAAAGCCGGACCTGCGATGCGAGCAGTCGGCATGGAAGTAGAAGAAGGCGTAGCTGTGCTAGCAGCCTTCGCTGACCAAGGTATCAAGGGCGAGTTGGCTGGTACTAATTTTGCCATTGTCTTGAGGGACCTTCAGACAAAGGCAATAAAAAACAAAGACGAGTTTGCCCGGCTTGGGGTTGCGGTCTTTGACAGTTCCGGCGAAATGCGAAACATGGCGGACATTGTTGCCGACTTGGAGAACGCAACTTCCGGGCTGTCAGACGAGCAAAAGAAAATGCTATTTTCTACGCTTGGATTCTCAGATAAGTCAATGGGAGCGCTTGCTGCCTTGCTTGGAACTTCAGACGCTATTAGAACCTATGAGGAAGCGCTGCGAAGCGCTGGCGGCACGACAGATGATGTAGCGGGCAAGCAGCTACAAACCATGACCGCTCAGTTTGACTTGCTAAAGTCTAGGGTTAAAGATGTGGGCATAGAAATAGGAGCCGGACTAGCCCCTACTTTGCTGACTCTGTTTGACAATATGGCTCCTGTTTTGGAGCAAGCAGGTCCGGCGATGGTCAAGTTATTTGAGTCACTGCAGCCAATAATCGAGGCGGTCATTGGAGTTTTGCCTAGTGTCTTTGACGGCTTGACAGTAGCGATAGAAGCGGTCACAGTAGCGATACGAGATTACCTATACCCGGCGACAGTAAATATTTTCAATTTCATAAAAAACAATATCCCCACTGTCGCTACTTTTGTAGGGGTGCTTGGCGGTTTGTCGGCTGTTATCTTTGCAGTTTCAAATGCCACTAGAATCGCCGCAGCAGTTCAGGCTGCTTTTGCTTTGGTGATGGCGGTAAACCCTTTCTATCTAATTGCGCTTGCTATCGCTGCTGTCGCTGCGGGTATCGTCTACTTGGCTACGCAGACTACTTTTTTCCAAGATGCTTGGGCAGTTCTTACCCAATTTTTTACTGATGCCTACAACACCCACATCAAGCCAGTTTTTGATGGGTTTATGAACCTAGTTTCTATGCTGTGGGAGAATGTGCTGAAGCCTGTGTTTACGGCTATGATGCTAATTGTTGGAGTATGGGCGGCGCTTTTGGTTTTCGTCTATGAGAAAATACTTACACCGCTGTTCGAGGGCTTCATGGAGCTGCTGGGACACTTCGGCGATTTTTTCACTACGATTTTTGGTGCGGTAGGAGACGAGTTCAAGAAAGTGGGCGACTTTTTTGTCACTGTTTATGAGATAGTAATTGCGCCACTGGTTAAACAGTTTCAAGAAAACTTTGCTGCGCTGGGCAGATTCCTTTTTGGGGTCTATGAAAAAGTTATTAAGCCAATGTTCGAAAGCTTAGGCGCAGCCCTTAAATGGGTCTATGATAATGTCATAAAACCGGTTATGGGCTTCATAGAAGACAGATTTGAAATTGCCGGGAAAAACATAGCTTTTATTTTTACAACTATGCGCGATGTTTTGGCTACTGTCTTTGGCGCGCTTTTTAACATAGTAAAAGTTCCACTAAACGGCATAATAGGGCTAATAAACAAGCTGATAGATGCGCTAAATACAATTCAGATACAGATTCCGGCTTGGGTTCCTATGTTAGGTGGGCAAAGTTTCGGCATCAACATTCCAAAAATTCCACAGCTGGCAAAAGGCGGAGTAGTTATGCCTCGCCCGGGCGGAACACTAACGAATATAGCGGAAGCGGGAAGACCCGAAGCGGTTATCCCTCTAGACCGACTTGGAAACTTTGGCGGCAGCACCTACAACATAACTATAAATGCCGGGGTAGGTTCTGACCCTGTTTCAATTGGGCGCTATGTTTCTGACGCTATTAAGCGCTATGAATCTGTTTCCGGAAAAGTCTTTGCTAGCGCATGACAGTCAAGATTGAACTAGGTTTTACGGCAGACGGAGTCGGTGCTCCTTTTTTTACCTTGGATGACCCGGTTTTGGGAGTGCTGGATGACGCGACTATTTTTCTAGGCGGCGGCGAAGTTTTTATAGATGTTAGCGCTTATTTCCAAAACTACAACTTAACTCGCGGAGCGTCTCGCGAGCTTGAAAGGTATCAAGCCGGGCAAGTCTCGATTCAGTTTGAAAATAACACCCGAGTCTTTGACCCGACTTATGAAGCCAGCCCTTACTTTGGTCAGATAGTTCCTAAAAGAAATGTCCGGGTAACTAACGGCACTGCGATTCAGTTTCTAGGAGTCGTAGAAGATTGGAACATCAACTATAGCCCTAACGGAAACT